GGAGTCATCTCGGTAGCGACGTATGACCATGAGGGCACTGGTGGGTCTACGGTGATGGAGGATTTCCCGATGCTCCATGAGCCGGGAGCCGCATACGGTAAGACGCTCGATGAGATTCAACTTGAGCCGTGGTTCAAAGGAAGCAAACCGAACCGTGATATTGGAAAGATTCTCGATCCCGCAGATCCCAATTATGGGCGACCATTGTGGATCAAGGCCGGATCGAATCCTCTTTACTTTGATGAGATCACGCAGGATGGTGTCAATTCCACAGGAAGCTATGCTTCACCGAAAGAAGGTGTTACTCCTGATGCTTGCATCGTCACGGCGCAGGTGACGAATGCTGCTGTTCTCGGGGCTATCGACAATCATGCCAAGCATTTTGTTCTTGGGATTGATGACAGGGATTTACAAGATAGTGAAGCTGATCTTCCGCCAGCGTTGCTGCCGTATCGTTTTGATGAGCCGTTTCCCGATGTACGGTGGACGGAATTACGCAACGGCATCGTAGCACTTGGAGTACCGGCAGATGTGGCCGATGGATGGCGAGACAATAACCCGGAAGGAACGCCACGACAGTTCGGCAAAGCATACCAGAATTATCTTGAACAGCTCATCGGGTAGGAGATAAAGCATTAATAATGATAGCATCAAATCATATATTGGCAGATGCAAAGAAATCATCGATGGTGAAGTTCCCGGTAAAGCACGGAATCCGAACGAGCGTCATTTGGTCGCAAGGTCCATGAAGAAGGTGCTGGAGCAGATCGCATTAAAGCAGAAAGAGAATGAGATACGCCGCATAAGAGGACAAACTTAAATGGACGAAGCAAAAACTCTCAAAGAGAACGTCAAAGATGCTCATTCTCCAGCAGAATTCTGGTTGGGTGAAATCAAGGATTCTAAAAGTTACTTCAAAACATGGAGAAGGCGTTCTGATAAGGTAGAAAGTGTCTACCGTGGTGAAAATGATCCGACGTTGGAGAAATTTAACGTTTTGTGGGCCAACACGGAAACTTTACGGCCAATCCTCTACTCGCGCACGCCTAAACCGCAAGTTGAGAGACGTTTCAAAGAAGAAGAGGACAATGTTACGGCAAGGTTAGCTGGTGAAGTGTTGGAAAGGTGTGTAGATTACTGCATTCAGATCGAGGGGCACGAATATGATGCAGTAATGGAGAAAAACGTTCTTGATTCTCTTCTTTCGGGGCGAATTATCAGTCGTATTGTTTACGAGCCATACATTGATAAAGAAGAGGACACCTTTCGTGATTTAACTGGCGAAGAACTTCTTGGACTTGAAAGCAATCAAGAAATACCCGGCATGGAGGGTGACAAAGTTAGAGTAGCCGGTGAGGAAACGAAGGGATGGGAAGAGGCATACATTAAGTATGTTTATCGAGATGATTTTCTACATTCTCGTGCAAAGATGTGGGAGGATGTCTGGTGGGTTGCTTTTGGGGCTGATTTAGACAAAGATGAGCTTGTAGATCAATTCGGGTCCGAAAAAGCTTCAAAAATCCAAATTTCGACGGTTTCGGAGGAAGAAAGGGCAAAAGAACGCGAAAAAACCGGCGAAGAGGGTTATAAAGAGCGTAATACCGTCAGAGTGTGGGAAATCTGGAATAAACGCGATTTAGAGGTTATTTTCGTTGCAGAAGACAATAAAGTCATTCTAAAGAGCGAAGATGACCCATTGAACCTAGAAACGTTCTTTCCGTGTCCAAGGCCCGTATTTTCCATTTACACCAATGATTCGCTTGTGCCGGTGCCGGAATACACACAGTATCAGTACCAAGCCGAGGAATTGAATGTCCTCACTAGACGCATTACGCGGCTAACTGCCGCATTGAAGGTGAGGGGCGTTTACGATCAATCTATTTCCTCACTAGCAAATCTGCTTAGTGGGGAGGAAAATGAGCTTATACCAGATCCGAACTTTGGCAAGCTGGCGCAAGTTAAAGGGATCGAAGGGGCTGTGTCGTGGATGCCGATTGCGAATATCGGTGACACGATATCCAAGCTTATTGCTCTCCGTAAAGATACCCTTCAAACGATTTACGAGATCACTGGTATTGCTGACATACTACGAGGGGCCAGCGATCCTAGAGAAACGGCTACAGCACAAAGAATTAAGGGTCAGTATGGCGCGATGCGTATTCGGAAAAGACAAAAAGAAATCCAAAGATACGCACGCGACCTCATCCGACTCTTAGCAGAAGTGGTTGCGGAGCAATTCTCTCCAGATACACTAATGGTCATGTCCGGTATCGAACAGAGACAATTTGAAGGTACGGGCATGGATCAAGTTGCGAAATTGCTAAAAGATGACGCTTTGCGGGGCTTTCGCATTGACATCGAGACAGATAGCACTATAGTAGAAGATGAGGAGCGTGAGAAAAAAGAGGTAATGGAATTTATGATGGCTATGAGTCAATTCATGGGTCAAGCATTCCAAGCCGTGCAATCAGGTATTATGCCTCCAGAAATCGCTCAGGAAATTATGTTATTTGCTTCACGCCGATTCCGTGCCGGTCGCAAGCTCGAAGGAGCTTTGATGAAGATTGGCACACAGCCACCACAGGATAAAGAGAAGGAAGGCAAGCAAGCCGAGTTGCAAGCTAAAATGTCTGTTGAGATGGCTAAACTCCAACAGAAAGACCAGCAATTCAAGCAAGAGCTACAGTTGGAAATGGGCAGGCTCAAGATCAAAATGCTGGAACTTAAAGATAAAAAGGTCATTGCCCAAATGAAAGTACAGGCAGACTTATTCGAGGCAATGATTGACCAAAAAACAGTCGAAATTAATGCGCGTGGGGGTGCTAATTGAAACGCACCTATATAATGCGCGACGGCAAGCTAGTGGAGATAACGGAGGAGTTACGTAAGACCCCCGCTTCTGTGGCACCAGCCGTATTTGGTGAGATTGCACCATATGAGTTCATGGGTGAGTCTCATCGTGGCAACCATGAGATAGTAACATCACGTACCCGTCATAAGGAGTTACTGCGCGAAGGCGGTTATGTGGAAGTCGGCAACGAAAAGCCGAAAGAGCTTAGGGGGAATTGATGGCTGACGAAATCACTAAAACTTTGGCTGAAACCATTAACGAAGACTTGTCTTCTACATTCGATGAAATGTCGAAGGAGATAGCAGATGTTAACAAAAAGGAAGCTGACGAGGATGAGGTGCGGGGGGAAGAAGAAGAAGGGAAAGAAGAAGAAGAAATAGTAGCAAAGGGAAAACCGTCCGATAAGCCCTCTGATGAAGAGGAGCCTGAAACGGACGAAGAGGAATCTGAAGAGGAGGAGGAAGACGAGCCAGGGAAAGAGACACCTTGGGAAGCCGGGGATCTTGAGCCGAATTCTGGATGGGACAAGGAAACGCAAGATGGGTTTAAGCAACTTCCGCAAAATATGCAGGAATTCATGCTTAAACGTCATCACGAAATGCAAGCCGACTATACCCGCAAAACCAAAGATGTAGCGGATGTTAAGCGAGCCTTAGACCCCGCAAGGGAGCTAATCGACAAGCTTGGCATTAGTGACGGTGAAGCAATAAGTAACCTTGTTGGCGCACATATGCTTTTGCAGACAAAACCGCAAATGGGCATCCAGTATCTTATGCAGGCTTACGATATCTCTCTCGATGATGTCCAAAATAACTGGCAGGACGACGAATCCTTCTCTAAAGATGTCAAGGAAAGTAGCAGGTTGAATCGCGTCGAATCTGAATTGAGTGCGCGTCAACAGGAACAGCTACGGGCTAATACAGAAAAGGCACAGGAAGAAATTGACGAGTTTAAGAAAGACCACCCTCACTATGAAAAAGTGAAGGATCATATGCTAAAACTCGCTAAGACTGCGCTGGTTGCTGGTGAGCCTAAGCCTTCTATTAAATCGCTCTATGACCAAGCAATTTGGCTTAATCCTGATATCCGCGAAGAGATGATGAAGGATGAAAAGCCGAAGTCTGGTAAAGACGTAAAGAAGGCTAAGAAAGCTTCAACCCGGTTGAAAGCGACTCCAAAGAAAGAGGAGAAAGGGTCGAATAAACCAACTACTGTCCATGACGACTTATCTCAGGGATGGGATAAGCAAGTAGCGGATGCGTAATTTCAAAGAAAGGGTAGTTTATGGCTCAACCAAATCTCACAGAACTTGTAACAACTACTCTACGCAACCGTAGTCGCCAATTTGCCGATAACGTTTCTAAAGGAAATGCGCTTCTCACGAAGCTCAATTCCAGCGGGAATATCAAGACTGCTGATGGTGGTCGCACCATTGTTCAGGAACTCGAATACGCGGAGAATGCAACGTTCAAGTATTACTCGGGCTACGAGCCGCTTGACATTGCACCTTCGGACGTATTCGACGCGGCAGAGTACAACTGGAAACAGGCTGCGGTCGTAGTGTCCGCTTCTGGTCTTGAAGTCAATGTCCAGACTACAGGTAAGGAAGCTATTATTAACCTGCTAGAGAAGCGCATTTCCAACGCTATGAAGACAATGCGGAATCAGATTTCCATTGGAATCTACAGCGATGGTACAGGCTCCTCTTCCAAACAAATCACGGGCCTTCAGGCACAGCTCGCTGACGATCCTACCACTGGTACGGTCGGCGGCATTAACCGTGCGAATTGGTCCTTCTGGCGCAATCAGATCGGGAGTGCGGCGAATATCACTTCGTCCACCATTCAAGGTTTGATGAAAGCCATGTGGCTCGCTACGCAGCGTGGCCCGGACACCACAAAGCTGATCGTTGCCGACTCAATCCGTTATACCGATTATTGGGACTCGCTGACTTCAATTCAGCGAATCACCCGTGAGGATAAAGGTATGTTGGGTTGGGAAACCTTGGCGTTCCTTAGCGCGGACGTTGTGTATGATGGAGATTCAGGCTTGCCCGCGGAGCATATGTATTTCTTGAATACCGACTACCTGTTCTGGCGTCCGCATACACAAGTCAACATGGTTCCGCTTGACCGGCGGAATTCTCTCAACCAGGATGCGTTCGTGGTTCCTGTCGTGTTCGCTGGTAATCTTACCATGTCGAATGCTTCACTCCAGGGCGTCATCTTTGATTCGGCGTAAGGAGGTATATCATGGGCTGGAATGTCATTGATGTACCTGGGGCTAGAATCGCTGATACCGATTCTGCTCCTGTCTATCCGATGGGAACAAAATGCCACGCTCGCAACACTACCACTGGCTATCTCGGTGAATTCGTGTACATGCAGGGCGTTGCATCTTGTGTTGTTGGAGCCTGGGTTCTTTTGGACTACGACTCTGGCGATACAACCCTCCTGATTGATACTAACGTTGGAGGCGTTGGTATCGCAATGGCAGCTACTACAGCATCCTTGTATGGATGGTTCCAAATCAGAGGCAAGGCAACCGGCAGTCTCGCTGCGTCTTGTGCTGATAATGCGGAACTGTACACCACAGCGGTTGCTGGTGTAGTTGATGACGCTTTGACCGGGCAATTCCAAATCTATGGTGCCCGATGCGCTGAAACCGTCACTTCTGCTGCAAATGGAGAAGTGGAGATCCATTATCCACAGGTCGCTGGTCCCGACGCTGCGTAATTATAACTCGAATAACGGGGGGAGGCATCCCCTCCCCCCCATTCTTAACAAAGGGGATGACATGGAAAGTCCAATTTCTTTCGAAGATATTTCAAACAGCCGCAGCGGACAGGAACAAGACGGTTGTATTCCTATCTTCCATAGTCGCGTTGTCGAGGATTTACTAGAAACAGAGAAGACCGGGCAACGCAAATATAAGGAAGTCGCATACGTCAAAGTCTTATCACCGGGGAATGATAAAGAGATTCCTGATTTCATGGTTACAGAGATTCATAAGAAGCGTTGGCCGGAACAGTGGAGAGCGTTTTCAGAGGGAGACGACGTTGCGCTAGATGGCTACCCGCTTGAACAGTGGCAGGGCATTACGCCCGTTGAGACTCGTACACTCAAAGACTTGAAGGTGCGGTCGGTGGAAGAACTATCCAAAATACCTGATGCCAATCTTACAAACATTGGACAAGGGTTTTTGCCGCTCAAACACAGAGCTTTAGCATTTCTGGAGTCACAGAAAGGCGAAGCTGGCTTTGTGAAAATGAAGGCCGAGAATGAGAAGATGTCCGCTCGAATTGAGACGCAAGATGAGCAAATCAAACTACTGGAGGAGAAGGTTGCCGAGTTGATGTCTTCTCCTGCCACTAAACCGAAGGCGGTATCAAAGGGGAAATAGTGGACTTCCTTGAAATAGCAAATAACGTTGCTGTAAAGGTAAGATTACCAGAGTTGACGACATGCTTTTCTAGCTCTGATCGTAATGCGAAGGCAATCAAGCTTTCTATCATTGATTCGGCAGAGCGTGATGTATTTCGTAGATTTGATTGGTCATTCCTCTGTAAGCTTGCAACATTTATTACTGTAGACGGCACAGGTGACTATGCCTTGCCAGCAGACTACAATCGTTCGCTCGTGGACACATTCTGGAATAATACAGCACAGCGACAAGTCGTCGGTCCCGTGGATCAATCAACATGGGCTTTGTATCAGAATGACGCATTCGGAGTGAGTGCGATTGATTACGTGTGCAACATCTTGCCGGTTGATGGTGTGAATAGAATCCACTTGATTCCGGAACCTGGCGGCGCAGAAACTATAACGTATTATTATGTATCTGACAGATACGTAAAAACCGGCTCCAGCCTTGTTTCAGCATTTACAGGGGATGGCGATGAAACGCTTTTTGACGATGAGCTTGTAGAGGCTGGTGCGTTGTATCGTACACTTCGCATTCTTGGGCTGGATTACGGCGAAGAGAAATATGAATTTACTTCACTTCGCAAAGAACGTATGTCGCATGATGGTGGCGCACGAGTGCTGAATATGGCATATCGTCATGGTGGGCGGTCATTGAATGCAGACAATATCTTGGGTGTAAATGTGCCGCTTACGGGGATGGGTGAATGACTACAGTAGAATCACCTCTACAGAGCGCACGGCTTATGAGGGCTAGAAAGCGCATAGGCAAGGAATATCCTGTGGAAGTACCCATTGGGGGGTTGAACACCAGGGATAGTCTTGATAATATGCCTGAGCGTGATGCGGTTGTTTTAGAGAACTGGACTCCGGACCTAGGTTCCTTGCGCGTCCGTGGTGGACGCAGAGAACACACGGACTCAGACGATATTGACGGGCATACTCCATCTCATGTGGAGAGCTTGATGGTCTACGAGTCCGGTTCTGTAAAGCAACTGTTAGCGGCAGACGGTGGAGCAATCTATAATTGTACGAGTATTGGTGCCCCTGTAGATCCAGCACTTAAAACAGGTATTTCTATCAGTCGCTTTGACTCGGCTAATTTCGAGGGGAAGCTAATCGTTGTTGGCAATGGTATGCTTCCACAGACCTATGACGGTGCCGACATGACGGACCTATCTATCACAGGCGATGGTTGGCCGCGCACGGACGCTGTAGGGGTTAACGTCCACAAGAATCGAGTCTATTACTGGATTACCAATTCTCAAGATGTGTGGTACACCGACTTGTACACACCGGGAGCCACAGTCAATAAGTTTCCCTTGTCGTATGTCACGCGGAAAGGTGGACGCTTAGTACGCATGGCAACATGGACGCAAGATGGCGGGGCTGGTCCTGATGATCTCGCATGTTTCATCATGTCATCTGGTGAAGTGATTATCTATCGCGGCTCCTCACCCGAAGCTTATGCAGATTGGGCATTGGTGGGTATCTATGATGTCGGTGTACCTCTTTCAGATCGTTCCGTAATTAAATTTGGTGCTGATATGATTATCAGTACCGAGTTTGATTATGTATACTTCTCCGAAATTATTGCGGGGAAAGAATCAAGGCAGAAAAAGACCAAGATTACAGGTGCATTGAAACAGGCGGTAACTGATTATGGCACAAACTGGGGTTGGTGTACTGCGATCTTCAATACTGGAAAGCTTGGCATCTTTAATGTTCCAGTCACGACGAATGCTGTGGCGGAACAACACGTTGTTAATCTTGTTACGGGAGCTTGGACAACGTGGACCGGGCATAATGCGAATTGCTGGCAAGAATTCAACGGAAAGTTGTATTTTGGTGGGGCTGACGGAAAAGTTTACCAAGCTGAGTATCAATTCGATGATGAAGGGGAGCCAATCCAATCGGTTGTACAAATTGCATGGAACAAACTTAGATACTCCTCTAACAAGCGTATTATTGGGTTGCATGAACATTATAGAGTTGGCAACCAGATCAACGTCAGCAATGAATTTGCAACTGATTATGCACAATTCCCGTCTCAAGGATACCCGGCAGAAACCGACTCCGTAGGCACTGAATGGGGCAGCGATTGGGGTAGCGAGTGGGCGTCCGGTGGCGTTACTATGAACGAATGGCACCTTGCCTATGGTCATGGTCGCGTTGTGTCTATGCAAAAGAAACTCCAGACTAAACAGCTTGTTGAGTGGTTCGGTATGAATTGGTTGTATGAGAAGGGCACGAGGCTGTGAATATCTGTGTTCCTCGTAATGCGGAAGAAAATCAGCAAATGGCTGCAAAGATTCTTAATGATATTGAGAGTCCAGAGGAAGTGCCGGGAGTTGCCAATTTCACCGCATTCATACTTGATAATAATGAGCAGCCCGTGGGGGGGTTACTGTATTACGGGCATTCGAAGCATAATTTGTTTATTTCCTGTGTTGTTTATCAGCCTGGGAAAGTAACAAAAGACAAGATTCACGAAACGTTCAAGTTCGCATTTGAATATCCATTTACTGTTTACAGAATTACTGCCCTCGTGTCATCCACGAACCGGCGAAGTCAAGTCCTTATGAAAAAGGTTGGTTTTCATAAGGAAGGTGAGTGCATCGGCTTCAATGGTACGGAAGACGATGTAACGTTCGTTTATCGTTACACGCAAAAGGATTGGTACGGGAGCAAATTCTATGGGAAATCTAAAGTCCAGTAGTCCCACATCACCCGATGTTGAAGGCATGTTTGAGGATGCCGCCTATTGGAATAGGTATAATCAAACAACGCCCTGGGGCGGCATACGGTGGAATGAAGACCGTACGGCAATGGAGCAATACTTATCCCCTGAGATGCAACAACTCATGGGGATGCAAATGGGAATGTATGGTGGTGCCCTTGCTGAAATGATGTCGTGGTTCGGAATGGACCCAAGCGCATTCGCTTCATTTGGAATGAACCCTGAATTCCCCGGTTATTCTGGAGAGGGTGATTTGCCGCCCGATTGGTATTATGATCCTGAAACCGGCGAGTGGTATCCAGATGTAAACCTTGACCCTACACAGGAAAGCAAGAGTCTGACGGCACCCGAATTTGACGATGCCGAAGGTTGGCAGGAGTTGTTTGGTCAATGGGGAATGCCGCAATTCGGACCTAATCAGGGTCCAGAAGATGAAAACTGGACTGGTAGCGTTCCAACTTGGTTTTCAGAAACTCGTCACGGTAACGATCCGGCTGCATACGCCGCTTGGTATGCAATGGAAAGGCTTGACATAGACCCATCGGTATTCTTTGGTGAAGAGGGGCGTCAACCGGGATGGGGTAGTGATGACTTCCAAAGTGATTGGCAGAGTCAATTAAATAATGCACTTGGGTTACTCACTCCTCGTCGTCCAACTGGCAGATATGATGATGACGATGGTACACCAGCGGATGATTTACCGCCGTACACTCCGCCCGGTGGCGGTATGCCTTGGGGAACAGGCGAAACGGGTGGTCCCTTTAGCAATTGGGGGGGCAGAGAACCGGAGATGTTCTTTGCAGAGAATATTCCTGAATTGCTATGGGAATTAGATTGGGACGCTATTCCCGACTTGCCCACAATGGATCAATTCACGGAAGACCGTGAACGACTCACACAGGAGATGTATACACAAGGACTCGGACTCCTAGACCCGTATCTACAGGAGCAAGAGTCTGTCCGCCGACAAGGACTCTCGGATAGAGGAATCCCAATCAGTGCTGAAATAGGCATGGCGGAAATGGGCGACTTCGGACGAGAACGTGCAAGGCATTTAGGCGACCTAACGTTTGCATCTACTATGGGTGGATACGACGAGGCAGCGCGTCAATTCGGGCTAGGACTCGGGGCATACCAGACCGGGTTGCAGGGTGAGTTGTCCAGACTTGGAGCAGCGAATCAAGCCCGTAGTCAAGCATGGAATGAACGAATGGGTGTTCGTTCACAGAAATGGAACGAGCTTGCTTCCATTCTTGGCATGTCGATGGCTCCCTCGCAACAGATGGGTTACAACTTTAATCCAAACATTGATACAATGAGTGGATATGGCATGGAGTATCAGAACAACCAGTATAACGCTGGATTGTTCCAACAGTATTTCTCTGACATTCTAGGTGCTATTAGCTTCATGTGAGGTAAATTATGGGTGTATTGTTTGACAGGAAGGGCACAGGACTCACCGCTGAAGGTAATCCTATGTCGGATCAGGATTTGGCGTTACTACTTGCTTCTATGCAAGGTGGTGGCGGCATTTCCAATGCCATGCGTAGCCTCTTTATGCGTAAGGCAATCAAAAACAGGGCCAATGCACGAGAACGTGTCGGTGGCGAAGGCATGGAAAAAGTGCTTGGTGGCGGCGGTGGCGGTCAACCACCACAACGAGCTATGATGCCGCGTCCACAGGGCGGACCTATGCCGGGTGGCAATCAGGGGCCGGGTGGCGGTATGTCACTTGGTCTTGGTCAGGGTGGTGGCGACGAACTGGCACAGCTAATGGCTATGATACAGCAAGCCAAGGGTGGTGGCGGTGGACCGGGAATGCCACCGGGCGGCGGTGGTCGCGGAATGCCCGCTGCTAAAGCAAGTATGGCCGCTGCAATGCCGGGTTTGATGCAAAAGGTTGGTGGTGGCGGTGGCGCGATGAGTCCGATGACCGCTGGTAGCCCTGGAGGTGCTGCGACTCCTGCCCCTTTCGCGGGAGGGGCTTTGCGGGAGCCGGGGGCGGGCGTTTCTCCAACGCCTTCCGGTCCACCGGGAGCGATGGGGGGATCGAAGGCATTAGAACCCTCGCAAAGATTCTCGGCATCTTTGGCTAAAGTTTGGACACCAGAACGTATTGAGGGTCTTAA